GATTATAACAGATACGAGCGGATTTGGCGCGGGAAGTGGGATGCGACGGACAAGACTCGCGAGTCAGAGCGTTCCAAGATCATCTCCCCCGCTACGCAGCAGGCCATTGAGACCCGTCATGCGGAGATTATCGAGGCAATCTTTGGTCAGGGTGAGTTTTTCGACATTGCTGATGACACCAATGACAAACAAGCAATGGATGTGGAAAAGCTGAAAAATCAACTTAATGACGACTTTGCGCAAGACAAGATTCGCAAATCCATCGACCAGATTGTGCTTTTGGGTGAGATTTACGGTACTGGAATCGCTGAAGTCATCACAGATAAGGTCAAGCAGTACGTCCCGATGACCGTCCCGGTGGATGGACAGCAGTCTGCTTATGGTGCTGGTGAGCGTGAGCGCGTTTCGGTTCGACTGTCGCCCGTCAACCCTAAGAACTTCCTGTTTGACCCCAACGGCACCTCAGTGGATGACTGCATGGGAGTCGCCATTGAGAAGTACATCAGCATCCACAAGATCGCAGCTGGTATCGCAGATGGTAAGTACCGAGACGTTGACATTACATCGATGTATGAGGACGATTCACTGGAACCTACATCACAAAGTGTCAATTTTGAGACCAGTAAAGTCAAAATGTTGACTTATTACGGGCTGGTGCCACGTGAGTACCTGCAAATCGACGGTGAAGTTGCCGATTTGGGCATGGATGACGAGATGGAGGACTACCGCGACATGGTGGAGGCCATCATCGTCGTGGCGAACGGGTCTATCTTGCTCAAAGCCGAGGAATCACCCTACATGATGAAGGATCGCCCTGTTCTGTCATACCAGGCAGACACAGTACCGAACCGGCTTCTGGGTCGTGGAACGGCTGAAAAAGCGTTCAACATGCAGGCAGCAGTGGATGGTTCGATGCGCTCCCATATGGATGCGCTGGCACTGACTAATGCCCCGATGGTTGGAATGGATGCCACACGACTACCCCGAGGTGCGAAGTTTGAGGTGAAGCCGGGCAAGGCGTTCTTGACCAACGGGACACCGTCGGAGATTATCTTCCCATTCAAGTTCGGCGTGAACGATGGTCAGGCAATGCAGACCTCAAAAGAGTTCGAGCGTATGTTGCTCATGGCGACCTCCACAGTGGATTCCGCCGGTAGTCCAACGGCAGTATCTCGTGACGCTGGTGGTATCGACATGGCAACGGCCACGATGATCAAGAAGTACAAGCGGGTGCTGGTGAACTTCCAAGAGGATTTCATTATTCCGTTTGTGTATAAGGCTGCGTGGCGTTATATGCAGTTTGACCCGCAGCGTTACCCGTCCACGGATGTGAAGTTCATCCCAACGGCTACACTGGGCATCGTTGCCCGTGAGTACGAGCAGAAGCAGTTGGCATTCCTGATTCAGACCCTGGGTGCGAACAGTCCACTGACTCCCATATTGATGCAGTCTGTGGTGAAGAACTCCAGCCTGTCTAATCGTGAGGAAATGCTGGCACAACTCGCCAAGGCATCACAGCCGAACCCAGAGCAGCAGCAGATGCAGCAGCAAGCGGTTCAAATGGAAATGATGACTAAGCAGGCAGACATTGCCAAGACACAAGCTGAGACTGAGCAGATCAAGGTCGAGACCCAACTCAAACCGAGTGAAGTCCAAGCCAAAGTGGTGGCGGCACTCAGCAACAATCTATCAGAAGATGACGAAGGCGGGGATTTTGAAAGACGCGCTCGTATTGCTGAACTCCTTTTGAAAGAAGAAGATATTGCGTCCAACGAGCGTATCGCGACGAAGCAGATGCAGATGAAGCGTGAAGCCTCTGACAAGGACAATGCCTATGTCAAGGCTGCTGTGGACACGTTAGATTGAGTTCTTGTTTTTTAGTCACATAGGCATTGTGAGCTTCTTCCGGAGTGTCAAAAACGCCTATGTGTATCTTCACCTTGTCTTTTTGTATTTGAGCTATCCAACGGGATTTGTAAGGTGACACCCCAAGCAGTCGTGACTGATTAGACACCTTGGCTGATTTCAAGTTATGTAGGTTCTCCGACCAAGTTACGTCTCGTAGATTCGATATTCGGTTGTCTGATTTATCGTGGTTTATATGGTCTATGTACCCTGTGGGCCATGTGTCGTATGTGTATAGCCATGCTAACCTATGTGCTTGGAAATATGTTCCGCGTACTCTTATGGAGATATAACCGGTGTTGAGTTTTGTTCCTGCTACCGACCCTTTTTTGAATGGCCCAATGCGCACACGTCGTGTAAACTCGCCAGTATCGGAGTCGTAAGAGAGGACACTTTTTAGTGTTTCAGCAGTAAGATTGATCTTTACTAGCATATTCGCCTTTGTTGTTGATATGTTAATTATACACTAAGACGAAGATTAGAATGATCCTAGAGAGAATCAAGTCACTTCTGACACCAAAGGTCAGCCCTGAGGCGAAAGTCTCGGGGGTTGCCTTGTTCTTGGGGAAAACCCTAGACCAATTTGGTGGACGTATTGAATCTCTTGAGTCGCGTCAACTTGAACGTGGTGATGTTGGTGACAAGGGTGATCCAGGGCGAGATGGTCGTGACGGTAAAGATGGGAAGAATGGTCGTGACGGCAAAGATGGTCGTGACGGGCAAGGAAAAGACGGCAAGGATGGAAAAGACGGCAAGGACGGCAAGCACGGAACATCCGTTGTCGATGCTGACATTGACTTCGACAGGCATCTGCGATTAACGCTATCTAGCGGTAAAATTTTAGATGCTGGTGAGATTCCCATTGAAAAGGGTTCATCTGGCGTGTATGTCTCTGGTAATGCGTGGCAGATAACGGTATCATCAACAGCACCGGAGAACCCACAAATAGACCAACTTTGGTTGGACATTTCTTAGAGGTAGACATGAGCTTATCAAACACCACAGAAAACGCAGCCCTCAAGATGTTCTTGCAGGGTACAGACCCGAGCTACCGCGTGGGTGCTACCCAGTACCTCGCATTGTTCACGGCTGACCCCGGCGAGGCTGCATCGCTGGCTGCAGAGGCCAACTACACAGGTTACGCCCGTGTTGCGCTGACCAAGGCAACCGCGTGGACGGATGGTGGCTCCAGCTTCACGAATGCGGCGCTGATTCAGTTTGGTGCGTGCACTGCTGGCACTAACACCATCACCCACTTTGCCGTTGTTGACACGACTTCGGGTGCGGTTGCGATGATGATCTCTGGCGCACTGAGCGCGTCGCTCAATGTCTCGACTGGAATTCAGCCGCAGTTTGCGGCGTCGGCCTTGAGCATATCCGCAGATTGATATGGCATTTGCCAACATCCGTGAGGTGATTCGCTCCGTCGAACTGGGGCGAATGCACAACGCATTCTTCCACAAGACGAGCGTGCCAACTCCCGGCGCAAACCGCTGGGCCGACTGCTCGATGGGCGCAGGCACGCCGATATACAACGCCTACGTTGGTGGACAGGCAGAGTCAACGCAAATGATTGGGCAGAAAAACCAAGGCATCTACCTTGGCCCAACGCCCAATGCAGGCCAGCAAAAGCACATCGCGCAGGTGGCGATGGCATCTCCGCAGACCACCAACGGCCCGCCCTACACGGTCATCATTGGTGACTACCTGATGTTCTACCCGCTGATTGACGGTGACAGCACCGACCAGCAGGACATGGACAACATCACCAGCCTGCCACGGTACACGGACGGCAACGGCGTGCAAATGATGCTGGTATGCACCACGCCCATGACAGCATCGGGCGACATCCAAATCAACGTCACCACGTCAGATGATGTGGACGTGACCATCACCACCAGAACCACGGTAGCCGGTACGGTGGGGGTTTTGATTCAGTCTGCGGTCAGCAATGTGGCCCTATCATCGACCCCGTTCGTGCCGTTGGGTGCAGTCAAAGGCATTAAGCGCGTCAACTGGATTACCAACCTTGCCGCGCTGGGTGGCTTCTACGCCATTGTGCTGATAAAGCCACTCACAACGATGATGCTGCGCGAGGCGCTGACGATGACCGAGCATAGCTTGGTGAAAGATAAATTTCTCCTTCCCCGCGTCTACGATGGCGCGTACTTAAACTTCATCTTGCAAGCCGTTGGAACGGGTAATCCCGGCGTCATGCGTGGTGAGCTAGACCTTATCTGGGGTTAAACATGGCATTCTCTTCACTCGACGACCTCGTTAATAAAATGAGTTCCGGCAACACCACCGGGCAGGTGGCATGGAACAAGATCGTTCCAGCCGCCCACACTGCGGGCCGCTGGTATGACTTTAGCCCCCTC